ATAGATGGTCCACCTTGTTTGCAAGCATTAAGTAAAAATAAATTAAATGACGGAAGAGATCGTTTTCTATATAATTATATGGTTTTTTCTAAAAAGAAATACCCAGATGACTGGGAGAAAAAAGTTGTTGAGGCAGCAAGAAAATATTTTGAATACTCTTCAGAGTGGGACGATAATAAAGTAAATTTTAAAATAAGAGCTTGGCGTAAAGAAACCAAAGGACATACTTGTAACGAGGATCCTATTAAAAGTAACTGTATCAAATCAGTTTGTGTAAAAAGAAAATTTGGAATTGCTTCTGATAAAAGAAAGACATGGCCTATGCTATCTAATTTAGTTAAAATAGACTATCCATTAGAACCTGAGTTTTGGTTGACAGTTCATCTACCGGATAAGGGAGAAGGTGAAAAAACAAAACAAATTACTGCAAGGAATATTGATAAAGTTTTGGAGATGAGAGATTTAAGAAAAGTAGTTGCAGCACAGACACCTATTGTACCTCCAAAAATTAAAGATGCTGATTTTCAAATTATCATAGATTCTCTTTGGGATAACATGGAAATCATAAAACCTGCATCAGGAACTACTCCAGAAGAACAATTACATAAACACTTAACAGATTATATCCATCAAATGCCTGCAACTAGTCATGCGTCTTTTCAAAGTGGTGCCACTCTTATTTCAGATGGTAATGCTTATTTTATCTTTGATCATTTCTTTAATTTTTTAAAAAACAAAGAATGGAAAACAAAAGAAGATAGAACTGCAACACAAATGCAAACACAATTTAAGGCTGACTTTACTTGCAGAAAAAGATTTCCAAAAAAAGAAGCAGAGAAAAAATCTAACCCACCGGTTAAATGTGTAAAGATAGAAGACAGTTATTTTATTAAAGAAGAGTCTCCTGATGAATTAATACCTATGCAAGATCAAGGAGATATCCTTTGATTTATAAAGTTTATGGTCCTCCTGGAACAGGTAAGACTACTAAATTACTGGGTTTTGTTAAGTCCTATACAGATAAAGGTATAGCTTTAGACAAGATTGGTTATTTTGCTTTTACTAGAAAAGCAGCTAAAGAAGCTAAAGAAAGAATAGGTATAGAGAAAAAGAAACTAAGATACTTTCAAACACTTCACTCATTTGCTTTTCATGCATTGGGTTTAAAAGAAGAAAGTGTAATGCAACCTTATCATTATGAAGATTTAGGTAAACAATTAAACATAAGGGTTAAGTTTCAAGATAAAAACAATGATGAAGAAACACATTTTTTAACGTGTGACAATCTCTATTATCAAATAATAGGGAAAGCAAAAAACAAAAATATAACCGTAGAGGAAGAGTGGCATACTAATGAATATGCTAGAGAAGATATTAATTGGGATATATTAAAACACATCAATATAAATTTAGAGCAGTATAAACAAAAAAATAATTTAATAGATTTTAACGATATGATTCATCAGTTTGTAAATAAACCAGAGTTGTGTCCTGAGTTTGAAGCAGTGTTTATTGATGAAGCTCAAGATTTATCTCCCTTACAATGGCAAATGTATGATTTATTAAAAACAAAATCTAAGGATATTTATTTAGCAGGAGATGATGACCAAGCTATTTACCAATGGGCTGGAGCAGATGTAGATCGTTTTATTAATGAACCAGGAGAAGAAATATTTTTGACTCAATCTCACCGTATTCCTGTTAGTGTTCAAGAAATTTCAAAAACTATTATCAATCGTATCCAAGGTTTAAGAGTAGATAAAAAATATTTACCTAGGGAAGAACAAGGAGAAGCAAAAGCAATATATAACTTACACAACGTAGATCTACATAAAGGTAATTGGTTGGTTCTTGCAAGAACCGGTACACGTTTAAAAGATATTATGCAGGATTTGGAATCTAAAGGTATTTATTATCAAACTAAAAAAGGAAAAAGTTACGGTGTAAAATTATACAAAGCTATTTTAAATTACACTAAATGGACTAATGGTTTAGATCTTACAGAAAACGAATCAAAAGACATCAAAGATTATACTGGGGACAAGGTTTGGAGTAAAGATTTATTTTGGTATGAGATTTTTGACAAAGTATCTTTAGATCAAAAAAATTACATAAGATTGATGTTAGCCAATAAAGAAAATTTAAATGACGAAGCAAGAGTAAAACTTTCTACTATCCATGCAGCCAAAGGTGGAGAGGAAGATAATGTAGTTTTAATACTAGACAACGCTAGAAAAATAAGGCAGGCGGTTCAAAGAAGTGTTAAAAAAAGAGATGAAGAACACAGGGTCTGGTATGTTGGAGCAACTCGTGCTAGAAACAATTTATACTTATTAAAAGCAAAAATAGAAAGGTATGGTTATCAGTTATGACACACAAAGATTTATTTAAAAGTATGACATGGAGTAAACAAATTGGGGGTGATCATTATAAAAATTTTAAGATACAACCTTCTGAATTTATAAATGAAAATAATTTACTGTTCGCAGAAGGCAACATTATTAAATATATTTGTAGGCATCGTAACAAAAACAAACGTGAAGATTTAGAAAAAGCAAAACAATATATAGATATGATTATTTTGAGGGACTACGAATGATTATTCCAAAATTTACAGCACAGACAGAATGGCTTGAACCAGAAGAGTATCCTGATTTAAGATCTTACGATGAAATTGCAGTTGATTTAGAGACAAGAGACCCTGACTTACGGTCTAAGGGTTCGGGTTCTATTATTGGTAATGGTGAAGTAGTGGGTATTGCGGTTGCTGTACCAGGAAAAAAATATTATTTCCCTATTGCACACAAAGAAGGTCCTAACATGGATCGTAAAAGAACCTTAGAGTGGTTTAAAGATACCATGGCATGCGATGCTATCAAAATATTTCACAATGCAATGTATGATGTATGTTGGATACGTAAATTAGGTATAAAAATAAACGGTTTAATTGTAGATACTATGATTGCAGCATCTCTTGTAGATGAAAATAGATTTCAATATAGTTTAAATGCTTTAGGTTGGGACTACATAGGCCATGGTAAATCTGAAGTTGCATTAGTACAAGCAGCTAAGTCTAGAGGTTTAGATCCTAAAGCAGATATGTGGCAACTACCGGCAATGGAAGTAGGATCTTACGCAGAAAAGGATGCAGAGCTTACTTTACAACTTTGGCAGATGATGAAGAAAGAAATTATTCATCAAGACATAGAATCTGTTTTTAATTTAGAAACAGATTTATTTCCTTGTCTAGTAGATATGAAATTTAAAGGGGTTAGGGTTGATGTCGAACGTGCTCATAAACTGAAAGACCAACTATCACAAAAAGAAACATTATTGCTGAGAGAAGTAGAAAAAGAAACAGGAATAGAAACTCAAATATGGGCAGCACGATCGATTGCCAAAGTATTTGATACACTAGGTTTAACTTACGAAAGAACAGAGAAGTCAAAGGCTCCCTCCTTTACTAAAAATTTTCTTCAAGAACATAAACATCCATTAGTACAGAAGATAGCAAAAGCTAGAGAGATAAACAAGGCTCATACTACTTTCATAGACACAATTATAAGGTACGAACACAAAGGTAGAATCCATGCAGACATAAATCAGATTAGATCGGATCAAGGAGGAACGGTTACAGGGAGATTTTCTTATAGTAACCCTAACCTTCAACAACTACCTGCAAGAAACAAGGATCTAGGACCTATGATTCGTTCTTTATTCTTACCAGATGAAGGACATACATGGGGTTGTTTTGATTACTCTCAACAAGAACCAAGATTAGTTGTTCATTATGCGGCCCTGTATAAATTTCCATCGGTGTATGATGTAGTGGATGCTTATAACAATGATGCTACTACAGACTTTCACCAGATTGTTGCAGATATGGCAGAGATACCTAGATCACAAGCAAAAACCATTAACCTAGGATTATTTTACGGTATGGGTAAAACAAAACTACAAGCAGAGTTAGGTGTAACTAAAGAAAAAGCAGAAGAATTGTTTAATCAATACCATGCAAGAGTTCCGTTTGTAAAACAAATTACTAATGCCGCTTCTAATAGAGCACAGGAACGTGGTCAGATAAGAACGTTACTAGGAAGACTATGTAGATTTCCTTTGTGGGAACCCAATCAGTTCGGGATGCATAAAGCATTGCCTCATGAAGATGCACTCAAAGAACACGGACCAGGAATTAAAAGAGCCTACACCTACAAAGCTTTGAATAAGTTAATTCAAGGTAGTGCTGCAGACATGACTAAAAAATGTATGTTAGAATTATACAAAGAAGGTATTATAGCGCACATACAAATCCATGATGAATTAGATTTATCAGTAGAATCTCCTGAACATGCGAAAAAAATTATTGAGATTATGGAAAATGCTGTTACATTAGAGGTCCCTAACAAAGTTGATTATGAATCAGGTGAGACTTGGGGAGATATATATGATTAACTATGGCTTATTTAAATGCAAACATACCACCTATTTACTGTCAAATAAAAAGAGAATATTTATATGACTTACAAAAGCATCATGGAGAAGCTGAAGACGTGGTTATCTTTGGAATCGCCAGTATCGCTGGGAAGGCGATACTATTCCATTGCATGTTGGAGAACGGTGCGATCTTTTATAGACTGCCTATCTCAGCTTTTTTCCAAAAACATTTTCAAAGAACCAAAGTGCCCGATATGCAAGTACACGAGTTACAATTGTGGAATTGCTTTAGTTACCACCCTTCTGTTCATCATTTTGATTTTTTAAGTTCTGCTAGAGGAAAATACAAAGGCATAGATAAAAAATTTTATCCTGGTGAGTACTTATTTACACTTGACTGGGCATCTCCAGATAGTAATATACTGGATATAGAGCACTCAGAGATACCTCAAGAACATAAATGTGCTCATGTTCTTGCTTTAGATAACGGCAATTTTGCCGCTCAACCCAATAATAGAATAATTTGGAACATACCTAGCTTCACCGTTAAGGATAATTGGCCAGATTATAGCGTTCAAACAACTTATTGGAATGTTGAGAATAAAGGTTTGGTTACTGAGGACTCGGATAAAATGTTTTACGAGGTAAATAAAAAAGATGAGGATAACGAATAAATTTTTACAGGTTGCAATATTTATATTGTTTCTATCCATTCAAAATTCACAAGCAGATGATGTAACTCAATCCAATGTCAACGGAGGTAACACTCAAATTGATGGTAACATGACTACCGCTACTACCTATGAAAGTGGTTCTAGCTCAGCTTCTACTACAACTAGTACCAGTACCTCTAATATAAAATCTGCACCACCAACTGCTTCCGCTCCACAAGTAAATAGTTCTGGAATGGATGTGTGTTCGACAGGAGCATCTTTAGGTGTACAGACATTTGGATTTGGTGTTTCGGGTGGAAAATCTTTTAGAGATGAAAACTGTGAACGAATTAAATTATCTAGACAATTAGATTCTATGGGTATGAAAGTTGCAGCAGTCTCATTACTTTGTCAGGATTC